GTTCCATTAACTTCTAAAGCATCTCTAAACTCATAGGTTGCATCACTTTGACCTACACCAACCTGATCTAATTTGAGGAAGTCTCTATTCTTGTCTCTGGAGATCATACCCCATCTACGCCAATCACCATCAACAAATACGTGTCCAATGTGTCCAGTAGGATCAGGAGTTGAGATTAGATTAATGTCACCAGATCTTGCACCTGTTGTTGGAGTAGAGATACCAACGGTGATTAGTTTTGCCTGAGAAGCAAGACCCTTAATGTATAGATCTCTAGTCTCTAATCCGTTCTCAGAAGTGTTAGTTACTTTCTCGGAGAAGTTAACAGGACCATAGAACTGTGATGTTTGGTTGTTATTCTCACCACCCTCAACAGTTAGTCTTTCTTTGATAACAACGTCATCGAATACACCACTGTTTCTCTTGGTTGTTTCGGTGATTGCGTCATCACCAAAGTAAGTAACAATAGGTGCCTCAATGACTTCTTCTTCACCAGTTGCACCATTTAGTTTAGTTGCACCGTTATAGAACTCACCTCTGTCGTTCATACCAGTGTAAACAACAGTACCACCGTTCTGTTCTCTTGCCTGAGAAATGATAACTTCAGTATCACTTAGAACACGATCCTGTTTTACAGGTAAACCAGTTGAGTAGTTACCAGGACCATAACCAAGATATTCAAATGTATGACCAGAAGCACGTAGAATAGAGTGTCTACGAATTTCTAGAGGCAATACACGAATCTTTTTAACTCCGGTTCCAGATAGACTTGCTTGAGCACCAGTAGAGAACTGACCTCTTATAATTGTGCAAGATGTTGGTAACGGATCGGAAACTACACGAACAACCTCAGCATTAATTGATAGATAATCACCTTTCTTAATTCCTGCACTAGAAGTTAGTGGAAGTAAAGTAGAAGTTGCACTCAAATCACCATTGGTTGTTGTGGTCAGACCAGCGTAAATAATTGTGCCTCTACCACCCAGATTCTCTTCACCAGCACCTAGAGCTTTACCTTGTGATGAATAACCAAATCTATGAACAGTTGCACTAGAGAATCCAGCAACTGGAACCTGAGTTAAAGTTGTAATACCAGCGGTAAATGTGAAGGTATTGATTCCAACTACTTCACTTACTTGGAACTTAGTTCTATAATTGGTTACGGTGTTGATTCCTGTGAAATAAGTATTACCTGTTCCAACAATGTTAAATGTATTTCCTGGTAATAAACCGTGAGCAGTTAGAGTTGTAATTGTGCAAATACCGGTTTCTGGGGTGTGATTGAATCCAAGAGGATCTATCGCAACACCAGGAGAAACCAGAGTCATTGTTGGGTAGGTTGCATCATTTCTTGGAATGTAAGTTACCCCAAGTCCTACGTTTTCATTGTAGAGTTGAACTTGTCTAGAATTTGGAACACTAATGACTTTAAAGATTCCGTTAAGTTCTTTATTCGCAAAACCGGAAAGTTCGATGGTATCTCCAACGTTATCTACAATACCAGTAACTTCTACAACAGCAGGAGTTACAGGAGCACCAGCAAATCCTGGTGCAATTGTCATAGTGTTTCCTACACCATAAGCACAACCTGGATCAACTATTTCTACAGAAGTTATGGTGTTTCCAACAGAAATTGTTACCTTTGCGGTAGCGTTTGAACCAGAAATTGATGAGTTGACAAGTTCTGTAGAATATAGAGTTGTAGAAATACCAGCAGAGTTATTATAACCAACACCAGGAATAATGAGATTTACAGATTTGATTGCATTTAGGTTATGGTCAATATCTGTGAATAGTGTGATCGTTGTATTACCTGCACCAGTAATTGTTGCACCAGTTACAGCATAACCGATTCTATTGTTCTGGGAGAAGAAGTTAAGTGCTTCTTTTGTTAGAGAACCTCTCTTATCGTTTGTGGAAACTTTACCGATAGGAGATAGATCAGCGTGAGAAATTGTTGGTACTGGATCTGGATCGTAGTTGTCTCTATCTTGTTGTGGATAAAGGTTTCTAATATCCTGATTAAATCTCTTAGAACTTAAACCATATCCAACATTTTGTTCTGGAGAAACACTTCCAGAAACAGCAGTGATTGTATAGATACCATCTTGACCGTCTGTTCCAGGAATATGTTTCTTGATCTCAGAACTTCTATAGATGAATAGGGTGTTCTTATATGCACTTCTCTGTACTGTTGGTAAAGCATCAATTTGTGATTGAGTTGCTCTTTCGTTAGTATTATTCCAGAAGTCCCCAGGAGTTGAAGTTAGTCCAACATAAGTAAATGATTTGGTTGATGGAACACTATAAACTCTGAATGTTCCATTGTAAGGAATTTCTCCATTACCACTAGTATTGTTGGAACTGATGATATTTCTAACAATTACCTCATCCCCTGGTACGAGATTGTGTGGCAATTCTGTTTTAATCGTTACTGTTCCAGAATTATATGTTGCATTGATAATTACTTTGGGGTTTCTGAGTTGTGTTGTATCATCCAAATCGGATGTCAAATATGCTACAGAACCAATACCAACAGACTTGGATTCTTGGATAATGAATCCATCAGTAGGTGGACGTGCATTAACAAATTCTTTTGGAACAACATAACGCATCTTGTATAGACGATCTTCCAATCCTCTATTATCGGTGAATCTTTGTACAAATGTAGCACCAGTAACATTACCGAGAATTTCTGTACCAATTCCAGTTACTCCCTCATAAATCTTGTTGAAGAACGTTGCTGGATGTCCCAATACATACCACTGTTTTTCAGTATCATCATATTGTACTGGGTGTCCATAATCACCAGGCGCCTTATCTGAAACGGAACTGGTAACTTTAAGAACACCACCTCCGTTAGAAATACCAGTTACAGTATTTCCAGATAGAGCATCGTTTAGAGTTGGAGATAATTTGATCTGGTTAGAATTTAATCCATTTGTAAACGCATAATAAACTTTCGCACTTTCAACGTTTGCAGGCATTTCGCCATTATCACTATAGATTCTTACCGTTTCACCATTGAATAACTGGTGATTTTCGGTTAGAGTAATAATGTTACTGGAAATACTGTTAATACCTACAGAACGACCAACTACATAGTCTTTTGTAGCAGAAGGTCCAATACCAGATGGTACAGGCATCAAAACTGGAGTAGAATATGTACTCTGTGCAGTACCAACAATTGTGGTTAGATATAGTTTTTCATCTTTTCTTGCACCAATTCTATATGAGTCAATCTGAATTGGTGGTGGAATATCTCTAGAGAAGTAATCTGCCAACCAAAGTTTCTGAATGGTTCCAGCAGTAATAATTTTTTGTGCATCTAATGGCAACCAAGAAACAGCGTTAAGTCTTAGATTTGGTTCTCTTGGTGGAATAACGTGAGTGATGTAACCTACGTCATCTCTATCAAAAGATTCTGGTCTAAATCCAGTAGATTCAAGTGCAACTGCACCAAAGTTGGAGTTAGAGTTGGTAATAGATTGGTCACCACCAGTATCAGATACGAAGTGTTTTGCGTAACCGATAGCAAACACAGACACCGCCTGAATAATAGCGTTGTTACTGGTCTTGATGTGAACCGTTTCGTAATCTGGTTTGTAGATTGCTCTGGAGTTGATGTGTAGAGGTTTCTCTGAATCAGCAACAGTTAGATTGTCATTGTAAATTCCAGTTTCCGTATCATAGAGAATGAAAGCATTATCATCCTTTTGTAGTGAAATACCGGTAAACTGAGCAACAAGCATGGACTTGAATCCAGTTGCTTTGCTACCATCAGCGTGCATACCATTAAGACCATATACAGATCTTAGGGTACAGGAGAAGATATATGGAGATGCAGAAGAAACACTATCGGATTCTACAATAACATCAGAGTTAATAAACTTAGAGATGTCTGGTAGTGGATCTGTTGGTGTTTGTGGAGCAATAAATTCAAAGTTTTTGCTATCAACAACATCAGAAACAATGAAGGATCCATTATAAGAACTAATATTTGTGGTGATACCAGAGATCAATACTGGAGTATCCTTATATAATCCGTGATCTTCGGTAGTAGTTACTCTAATTGTGGATGTTGCAACAATACCATCACCAGATCTTATACTACTAATACCAATAGAATCGGCACGAAGATCACCAACAATTCTGCTTTCATCGATAGATGGTTCGAAATCTGTACCACCTAGAGCAGGATAATTTGCAAGAGATCTACCCGAGGTTTCACCATAAGCATGAGTAATCTTATAGTAATACATCTCAAGGTCTGTTAGACTTTGAGTTACTCCATTCAATGAAGCAAGATTGCTTCCATCAGCATACTCAAAACAAGTTAGTTTGTGGTGAGAGAAGTTTGGTACTACTTTTGCTGCACTGGAGTCTTTATATGCCGCTCTTCCTGGATCTGCATCAAATAGAGTAAATGCGGTGAAGTAACAAGTACCAGTTACTCTAAAGATTGCACTTCTGTCTACATTCTCATTTGATGGGTCTGGAACATATAATGGACGAATTTTGGTCTTACGAAGATCCAAACCAACAATAGAAGTACCTCTTGGTAGAATTACACCACCATAAACAGAGTTAAACTTAACAAGATCGTTGTTTTCGTCAAAAATATCAAAGTTTGAGTTCTCATTAAACTCAGAAATAGTTGCCCCAGAAGTAGTCCACCCAAAGTTAATATATCTCTTAAACTCTGCTGTTTGACTTACATTTGCAATAGAATATCCAGGTCTATTATCAACATAGTGTGTACCAGGATATACTAGGATTGTTGTATTATCAATCTTATCGTTATTTCTTCCTACCTGATATGAGAATCTTGCCGCCTCAATCAGCGCTCTCTGGATTGTTCTAAAGGGTCTTGTTAGGGAGTTACCTCTATTTTCAAAACTATCAGTAGCATCAAAATCAGAAGGGTTTACATATAAGATATTACCTTCAGCATTTTTTAGGAAATTCTCTAATCTACTTAGGGGCATCTTGGTTTCCTACAGTGACAAATCTATTCTTTTAGTATTTAGACGCCAAAAAAACCTTCCCCGAAAGGAAGGTTTTCAAGTCACACGGAAGGGATTTGTCAACTGGCAGTATCGCCATTAATATATTACCACTTTACTTCTTTCCAGGCAAGTCTTTCCTTTAACTCCTTTTGAAAAACCATAAGATAACGATGTTTACGAGAGCGATCCCTCCACTCACCGTCAATGCCGCTGACACTACCTCTAGAATGTTTGGTTCCATCTGCGTAATAGAAATCTTTTTTAGGGTCAGTTAACCCATAGTACTTGAAATTACAAGCTCTGTATATAGTTCCAGTGTGGTGACTAGCGTCAGCATAACTAAGAATAGCAGAAACTGTGACATCTTTTCTAAACCTCCTAATACATTTACTCACAAACCACGAGGTAATATTATATTCTTCTTTCTGCACTTCTGGATCCACGCATAGACGAGAGAGTTCAAATAAACCCTCTTGTTCATCTCTTTGCAGACCAAATGCACCTACGGCTATTTCTGGAACTGGGAGACCAGTAAAAATGCAAACAGCAAGACACTTGCCGATCCTAAGAGGGCATTCCCACTCAGTACGCTTAAAAAGTCCATAGTTATACCCCGATTTGAAATCTTTGGACTCATCTTTTAGATAGTGATGAGTATAGAGAAGATCTTTTACTTCTTCTTTACTAACTCTATCTATATAAAAATCACTCTTCACTGGGTATAATTACTTATTATGTGTTAGTTTACTCATATTCAACCCAACCTGTCAAGATATACTTATCTTCTTCTAATGGTGGATTTCCTCTATGTGTATGTGTAAAACCGCATGGAGCAACTAAAAGTTTACCTGCCTGCGCTTTAATTCTCTTTCTATAGTAGAGGAATTCTGTCTCCCCACCTTCTTCAATAGTA